AGATGCAAAGAGTCCAGCAGGTGACAACATTTACTACAGAGATGTGGTAAACAACCAGTCACGTTACATCTTCTGGAACAGCCATACCGGTATTGATTCGAATGGTGGCAGTAAGGCTTCAACCACATTTACTGGTGCTTCACTTCCTGTATCAGGATCGTTTGTATCTGGTAAGGATGGTGCCACACCACGTAATGCTGATTACTTGGATGGTTACAACTTGTTCCAAGATAAAGCAGACGTAGATGTATCACTTGTACTTGGTGCTGCAGCAGACACTACACGAGCGGTTCACTTGATCAACGAGATCGCTGAATCACGTAAGGACTGTATTGTTGTTTTGTCACCAGAAAGAGGTGATGTAGTCAACAACTCAACATACGCAGGTAAAGAAGCTGAAGATATTATCACATTCAGAAATACTTTACCATCTTCATCGTTCGCAGTGCTTGACTCTGGATGGAAATACCAGTATGATAAGTACAATGATGTGTTCAGATACGTTCCATTAAATGGTGATGTTGCAGGCTTGATGGTTAGAACAGACGAAAACCGTGATCCATGGTTCTCACCTGCTGGATTCAACCGTGGTAACATCAAGAATGTTGTCAAGCTCGCTTACAATCCTAAGAAGGCAGATAGAGATATTCTTTATCAAGCTGGTGTAAACCCAGTAGTATCCTTCCCAGGACAGGGAACAGTATTGTTCGGTGATAAGACAATGCTTGCTAATCCATCAGCATTCGACAGAATCAATGTTCGCAGATTGTTCATTGTTCTCGAGAAGGCGATTGAACAAGCAGCACAGTCCTCACTGTTCGAGTTCAACGATGAGTTCACAAGACTTCAGTTCCGTAACTTGGTCGAACCGTTCTTGAGAGACGTGCAAGGTAGACGTGGTATTACTGACTTCCAGGTAGTTTGTGACACGACTAATAACACACCTGAGGTGATTGATAGAAACGAGTTTGTTGGAGACATCTTCATCAAGCCAAACCGTTCGATCAACTTCATCCAGCTGAACTTTGTTGCTGTAAGAACTGGTGTTGAGTTCTCAGAAATCATTGGTTCAGTATAAATAAGGATAGAGAAGGAGATCAATAATGGCTTTCAATATCACACAGTTCAAAGGTGCACTTCCATTTGGAGGAGCGAGAAACTCACTATTCGAAGTATCTTTGAATAATCCACCAGGCGGATTGACCAATCCATTGACAGATAGTACTAAGTTTCTAACGAGAGCTGCAGAAATTCCTGCAGCAACTCTCGGAAACATTCCTGTTCAGTATTTCGGCCGAGCCGTTAACTTTGCAGGAAACAGAACGTTTGCTCCATGGACTACAACAATCTTAAACGACGAAGACTTTGGAATTCGCAACTCTCTTGAAGAGTGGTCTTCTAAAATCAATGGACTCGCTAACAATCTTCGGGAACCTTCATTTGGAACTTCTTTTACTTACAAAGCAGATCTGAACGTCACACAATTTTCGAAGGTCGGTGTTCCATTGAGAACCTACACATTTGTAGGAGCATATCCAGCGGAAGTTAGTGCAATTGCGTTAGATTGGAGTGGTGAAGCGATCGAAGAATTCACTTGTACCTGGCAGTATGACTACTGGGTTATCGGTGAAGGTTCTGATCTTGGAAGTACTCTGAATACCGTAATTGGTGCACTCAGCTAACAATTAGACTTATGAACGGGATTGCCTAAATAATAGGCAATCCCTTTAGGTGAACAATATGGCAGTCAAACTATTCGGCTTTACTATCGGCCGCGAGCAAGAAGAACAAGCTCAAGAAGCCGTTAAGAGCTTTACTCCCCCATTTACTGATGACGGGGCAATGGAAATTGCACCTGGTGGATCCTATGGTACGTATGTTGACCTAGAAGGAACTGCTAAGTCAGAAGGTGAACTCGTTACTCGATATCGTGAGATGTCAACCCAACCTGAATGTGATTACGCAATTGACGATGTTGTCAACGAATCAATTGTCATGGATCAGGACGGCATTGTAACTATCAATCTTGATGGTACAAAACTCACAGAAAGTGCTAAGAAAAGAATTCGTGAAGAATTTGAGCACCTCCTCAAGCTACTAGATTTCTCAAACAAAGGGTACGATATATTCCGTAACTGGTATATTGACGGCCGTTTGTACTATCATATTATGATCGATGAGAGTACACCTAGACAAGGGATCAAGGAACTTCGATACATTGATCCACGTAAGATCAGAAAAGTACGTGAACATAAGAAGAAGCGTGACATGGCAACTCCAACAGATGCTATGGTTCACAAGGGCTTCAATGAGTATTATCTGTACAATGCGAAAGGATTATCTTCTACAAACCAAGGTCTGAAGATTGCTAAGGACTCGATTGTACACTGTACATCTGGTTTGATGGACAACAGAAACAAAATGGTCCTCTCTCATCTTCACAAAGCAATCAAACCTCTCAACCAGTTAAGAATGCTTGAAGATGCTACTGTAATCTATCGTCTAGCACGTGCACCAGAAAGACGTATCTTCTACATTGATGTTGGTAACCTTCCTAAGATGAAGGCAGAGCAATACCTTCGTGATATGATGGTCAAGCATAAGAACAAACTCGTTTACGATGCTCAGACTGGTGAAGTCAGAGACGATCGTAAGTTCATGACGATGTTAGAAGACTTCTGGCTTCCACGTAGAGAAGGTGGAAAAGGTACAGAGATTACAACTCTTCCTGGAGGTCAAAACCTTGGCGAGATGGAAGATGTTGAATACTTTAAGCAGAAGCTATACAAATCATTGAACGTTCCTGTCTCACGTCTCGAGACTCAAGGTCAGTTTAACATTGGTCGTTCTTCTGAGATCACTAGAGACGAGCTTAAGTTTCATAAATTCGTAAACCGTTTGCGTACTCGTTTCTCCGCTTTCTTTGATGATCTGTTAGAGATCCATCTTGCGTTGAAAGGAATCACTACAAGACGCGAATGGAGAGAGATGAAGAATGAGATCTACTTTGAGTTTACTGAGGACAACCACTTCTCCGAACTTAAAGATGCAGAACTCCTTACAGAACGTTTACGACTCCTTGCTGATGTTGATCAATATGTTGGCAGATATTTCTCCTCTGAATATGTTAGGAAAAATATTCTACGTCAGACTGATGACGATATTGAAAAGATTGACCAGCAAATACAATCAGAAGGATCTGATGAGCCTGATGATGATTTAGATCAACAGAATGAAGAGTATATGCCGGAAGCAAACGTAGAACCGTTTGTTCCAAATGAGATGACTGACGAAGACCGTGAGTTGATAGAAAAAATGTCTAAGATCCTTGATAACCAGGTTATTGAGGAAGAACCAGATGAATGAAGCTGATAAAGCAAAACTCTTAGCAGCTGCAGTCTCTTATACCCAGAAAGAGATCAAAAGACTACGCGAAGAACTGTTTAAGGACATTGACTCTTTAAACGAAGAGATACAGTTTCCAGCTATCGATCAGTTTAGAGGTCCGGAGGGTCCAGCAGGACCTCCTGGTCCTCCAGGTCCAGCTGGTCAGTCTGTAGTTGTTGAAGCGCTTGGTCCTCAAGGTGACAAAGGGGATCAAGGGGATCCTGGCGTATCGATTACTGAAGCTCGAATCGTAGATGAGCAGCTTTACCTATATTATGACAACGGCGAAGTTGAGAATGTAGGTAAGGTTGTTGGACCACGTGGTGGTCAAGGTCTCCAAGGTGAGAAAGGGGATAAGGGCGATACGGGACCACAAGGTATCCAAGGTCCGCAAGGCGAGATTGGTCCTGTTGGTCCTCTAGGTCCTAAAGGTGATGTTGGTCCCGAAGGTCCTCAGGGTAAGATGGGACCCATGGGTGAAACCGGTCCGAAAGGTGAGACAGGTGATACTGGTTCCCAAGGTCCACAAGGTGAAAAGGGAGACAAAGGGGATCCAGGTCCTATTGGACCTCGTGGTGAAAAAGGTGAACAAGGTCTTCAAGGTGACGCTGGACCGATGGGACCAGCTGGACGTGATGGCCGAGATGGTACTGCTGTTGATGTCAGTGTCATCAAGAAAGATCTCGAGAACGATCTTGTAGACTTCAAAGAAAAAGTCTCTGCTCAAATCACAAGAATGAATCTTCAGAAAGCTGGCGGTTCTTCATCAGGTGGTGGTGAAGTACGATTTGAGTTCTTAGACGATGTCAACAGAGACTCAGCAAAGAGAGACGGAAAGTTTCTTCAGTACAATGCAGCATCTGGTAAGTGGATAGGTGCAGATGTCGCGACTGGATTCACAGTACAAGAAGAAGGTGCTGATATTGGAGGTACTGTTACCACATTGAACTTCGTGGGATCAACAGTCACAGCATCAGGCAACTCAACATTTGTTACTATCAACTCTAATCCTGATTCATTCTACATAAGCAATACAGCTGCTCGTACATTAATCAATGATAGGATGCAGGTTGCAAATGTTGAGGTTCTTGTCAATGACAGACTCCAAGTTGCCAATGCTGCAGTCTATCTTGAAGTGGCAAACGTGTCAACTGTTGGTCTATCTAACGATTATAATGATCTTAACAACCTTCCAAACATCAATCAATACTTCCAGTCAGCTAATGTTGCATCCTCTGCCACTCCAAATGACATCACCGTACTTTTCGATGATGCTGCCCTCAATGATCGTGTTATGATCAATCCTGACGGGTATTTGACGTTTAATATTGGTGGATCATCATTCAAAGTCCCATACTTTAATTGATTTTTATAAATAGATTGAAAAGGAGAATTATATGTCCGATTACACAACTCATGACGCAGTCACATTTGCAGCTCAGGGTGAAGCAACGAAATTCAAAGATGCAGTAAACGACATTCTAATGTCTAAGGTCGCTGATGCTGTTTCTGTTGAAAAGTACAACGTAGCTCAAGCGATGTTTGAACCACAAGATACAGAAGAGGGGTCTGATGAAGACATTTAAAGATCTTATAAACGAAGCAAGACCACAGGACTATGTTCCTCTTCAGTATCAAGATGATGACGAAGAGGCTACAACATACACACCTCGTGCCAAAGGTGAGAAGCAGTTTAAAGACGCTCACGTAGTTGCTAAGAAAGAACATCCGGTCGC